AAACCTGGTATGGCAGCAAATGTCAATGCTAATCTGAGAGCTTTTGGTATTAGAACGAATCTAATTACCCAAAAAGAAAAGATCATAAAAACCAGATTCATAGACAAGAAGAGTAACTATCAGTTACTGAGAGTTGATACTACTCCAGAAGTTACTCCTCTTGCCGCACCACAGGTCAAGATGGCATTTATGCATGGATCTTATGATGCCATTGTAATCTCTGACTATGATAAAGGGTTTATAGATGATCAGAGACTCAGAGTTATTGCCGATAACTTCAATGGTCCTATTTTTGTGGATACCAAAAAACGAGTATTGTTCGATAAGAAAAACGTATTCTTCAAAATCAATGAGAAGGAGTATAATTTATTAGATAAGAGTAGTTTACCTAATGATGAAAATCTAATTGTTACTCTCGGATCTAAAGGTGTTAGATGGAGAGGCATTATTTTTCAACCAAAAGAAGTTAAAGTCTTTGATGTTTGTGGAGCAGGAGATACTTTTCTTGCAGCGTTAGTGTTCCATTACCTCATGACATTAAAAATGCAGGAGTCTATTGACTTTGCAAATAGAGCTGCTGCAATATCAGTCGAACACCCAGGAACATATCAACTTACACCAGAAGATCTACAGAGTTTGAAATGAAACAACCTCAAGTAATGTTTCCAATATTGTGCTTTATTGAGCCCATTGATTTGGAAAAAATTAATTTTAAGGAACCAGATCTAGAGTATGGAAGTTCTTTTTTAAGTAGAACTCCAACTACTTTGGGTAGGGATGAACTAACAGATGAGTCATACAATTATCTGTGCTCTGAGATTGAAAAATGTATTTGTCAGTTTAGTACTGATCCATTTTACATCAGTCAGGTTTGGAGAAATAAGTATAAGAAAACAGATTGGCAAGATCCACATATTCACTCTGGGACTTGTCAGTGGAGTTTTATAATCTACGATACTGTAAGTGAAGGTAGAACTGTTTTTATGCATCCTTCTCGTAAGGACATCATGAATCAGTGGGGAATATATTCTGATGTTCTACCAATGGACTTTATTCCTAGAGTTCCATCAAAGCATATTATTATATTTCCTTCCTGGGTAGAACACTATGTTGTGGACGGTAATGAAGGCGTAACTATTTCAGGAAATATACACTTACAAAGACCTCCAGAGAGTCCTTGATATGGAAACTATAGGAATTAATCTTACACATGATGGATCCGTATGCCATTGCACTGATGGTGAGATAACATCATTTCTTGAAGAAGAAAGACTAAGTGGTATCAAACATGATGCTTTGCCAGTGCTTTCTTTTAGAAAACTAATATCACAAGGAAGTAACAGAGATGTTCTCTTCAATAAGAACAATACACTTCTTTGTAGCGGATTAGAAACTTATAATAATGCTGCAAAACTAAACAATGATGGAATATTGGAGGAACAAGGATACTTTCCATTTTTGGTACATGAGATCTTTAAGTGTAAATCCGATACTCATTTAGAGTATGAGTTCTCAAATCATCATCATCTCTGGCACTCATTTGCTGGATTTTATAATTCTGGTTTTGATGAAGCAGTCTGTTTAATTGTTGATGGTATTGGAAATAGAAGACCTGGTACAAAATCACAAGAAACATTGTCGGTTTTTCATCATAGATATCCAGACGTTTGTAATTACATTGTTGGATGGGAATCTGAGGATCCCCTTTTATTAAGAACTCCAGATGACTGGAAACCAGGAATAGGCATGATCTATTCTGCAATTAGCTACTACCTTGGGTTTGGTCAACTAGGTAATGGAAAGTTAATGGGATTGTCTTCATATGGAAAAGAAGACTATAGGATAGAATCTTTTTTAAATGAGCAAGGATTCCCAACAAGTATTAGATTTTCTAGAGACGTTCATGGATGTTTGTTTCATCCATATGGTGATTTACCTCCACTACCAGTAAGGAGAGATTTTTGGCAAAAAAATAAATGGACCGAAGAACATCAGTTATATGCAAATCTCGCTTACAGATGTCAAAAAGATTTTGAGACATACATGATCAAAGCAATACGGATGGCAACAGATTTGAGTGGATCAAAAAATGTTGTTCTTGGGGGAGGGTGTGCATTAAACTGTATGGCAAATTATGAGTATTTGAAATATCTTCCCAATGGTGTAAAATTATTTGTGGATCCTGTTTGTGGTGACGCTGGGACTTCCATAGGGATGGCTAAATACTTATATTACAGAAATACCAAATCCACTAAAAAAACTCCCCTTAAATCATTATACTTAGGACCAGAATGAGATACGTTGTTGATATTGATGGAACCATTTGTATCCCTGGAGAGGGTGATGGTAGATACACTGAGGCAGTTCCCATTCCTGATCGAATTGCTAAAATAAATAAGTTGTATGATGAAGGTCACTACATCGTGTATTTGACCGCCAGGGGCATGGGTAGATTCGGGAATTCTCGTATGTTGTCCCACAAAAAGTTTTATAATTTTACTTACGACCAACTGAAATCTTGGGATTGTAAGTTTCATGAACTCCACCTAGGTAAACCTGCTGGAGACTACTATATTGACGACAAAGGAGTACACTCTGATGATTTCTTCAAGACCTAGAGCAGGAGACCCAATCAAGTTTGTCCCTAAGGGATGGGGATATGAGAAGTGGATTGTAAACTGCGAACAGTATTGCGGTAAACTTTTATTTCTCGCCAAAGGTAAAAAGTGTTCTTGGCATTACCACAAGAAAAAGGATGAAGTATTCTACGTTCAAAGTGGAAGAATTAAAATCCTATATGGTTGGGACGATAATATTGAACTTGCTACTGTTGCAACTCTTGAGAGAGGAGACAAGTTTCACGTCCCTGTTGGAATGAAACATAGAATGATTGCTCTAGAAGATACGGAATTGTTTGAATTCAGCACAGAGCACTTTGATGAAGACAGTAACAGGATAGAAGCTGGTGACTAAATGCGTTAAGATTGACGGTGATTCTAAAATAACAGATCTCATCTATGTTTTCGATGACTTCGTTCCCAGTGAAGATTGTGATCGAATGATTCAGTGGTTTCATGACAATGAAGACAAACATAAAGATGGTGTTGTAAACTCTGGTACTGGAGTAGACGAACACACAACAAATAAATCTGCTAAAAATTGCAGAGAAGCAACTGTTCCATCAGAAAATCCTATATCTGAACTATTAACAGATATAACAAGAAATGCCTACTATAAAATCCTAGAGAATGGAGTCACTGGTCCAGTAACAGATCTATTCATTAATGGATATTCAATCAGAAAGTATCCAGTAAATGAAGGTATCTTCGAAACTCATGTTGATCAACATGCTGGGGATAGTGTTTGTAGACTATTTGCTGTTCTCATTTATTTAAATGATGTAGTGGAAGGCGGGGAGACCTTATTTCCAACATGGGGATTAGGAGTTAAACCAAAAAAGGGAAGAGTTTTAATCTTCCCCTGCAATTGGTTATTTCCACATAAAGGATGTATACCAGTATCGGAACCAAAATATATGTCTGCGATGTTCCTTAATTTTGCACCCCAAGATATTGAGCCACCGATCGAAACTGATAGTCAATCCAACTAACATCAGCACAAGTATAGTCCTGATATTTGCCTTTTAAATGATCTGGAAAGGGGATGGTTTTTATTTTGCCACCCTCTTTTTTTGTGACTAGTTCTGCAACATCCTGGAAAGATATTGGAGATCCAGTACCAATGTCATATATTCCACTAGGAGCATCATTATTCATGACAACGTTTACGACATCATCAACACATACAAAGTCCCTATAGAACTTATCAGATCCCTCAAATAGTTGGAGTTTGCCTGTTTGTTTGATTTGTTTAGTAAACTTAGAAACTGGACTTGCTTGATCTCCTTTGTGGTCTTCTCCAGATCCATAAACGTTGAAATATCTGAATCCCTGAATATGTCTGAACTTATCGATATGATCTAAGACATAGTAGTCAATAATTAACTTAGATATTGCATATTGGTTTAGTGGATTTATGATTTTCAAATCTTTGGTCTGGTTCCCATATACTGAAGCCGAAGAAGCATATTTAACGGGAATTTGATATTCGATTGCTTTATCAAACAAGTGTGCAGTAAATGTTTGATTGTAATGAGATATCTTCATCCAGTTCTTTTCAGTCGTGGATGACATTGCTCCTTGATGAATTATCTGCGTAATCTTTTTCCAATCAGTGAAAGATCTCATGAACTTCCAACAGTCATCCATACCGAGGCACATAACTGGTTCTCTCATTTCTTCAATGGCACGAAGAAAGTGAGATCCAATAAAACCACTATGTCCTGTTAAAATTATCATAGATACCTACCTACTGTCATAAAATACATCTGCACTAACCGCCAAGTATTCTCATCAAACATACCTTCTTTAATATAAGCTCCATGTAGAACTTGATCTGGATAAAAGATCAATCTATTATACTTCATCTCAGCCAAATGAATTAATTCCCATGGACCAGAAGTATCTGGAAAAGGTGGACATTCTGGTATTGATATACCATCTTGTTCTGGATTTACTTGCATACCCTTATACGTATAGAATGCAGTACCACCCTTACATTCCTTTGGGGTATTGAGATTGATTAGAGCAGCAAATCCACCTTCAGCGTCCATTGTATTATCAATGTGAGGACGTGGGTCTAGATCCTTAGTTACATTAACAATAAATGGATTTTCCATGCAGGATCGTCTAAATGCCTCAAGTTTTTTAGACTCTAATCCATATACCTCGGTAACGATCTCTTCAAAGACTGAGATGAAATGATCAATATCTACTGCCAACTCAACTCTCGCTGGACATCCAGCAAGGATCCTTTTATTGTGTAAAGTTGGTGGACAACGCAAAGCAAGATCTCTTACCAACTTTGGGTTCTTGTAGAAGTTTTCGATATAAACAATGGGAATTTTTTCCCACCCCATAAGCTCTACTCTTGCTTCAAGATTTTCGTTTAGAGCGAAGACCTCTCTTTCATCAATAAAATACTTTTTCATGCGATCATAAATACTTTGGAGAAACCTATAGAGTTTGGGAATGGCAAAGCCCTCTAGT